ACAAAATATTCAAAAATGTTAAGACAAAACTCGATGCAGCAAATATGGAACTCGGTAAAGAAAGAGGTGAAGCCCCTGATTGTATTGGCACTGGGCGCCGGTTTGCCCATGTTATGGCTATCGCTCCAAATGCTTCCTCCAGTATTATCATGGGTAATACTAGTCCATCTATTGAGCCTTACCGTGCTAATGCTTATCGTCAAGACACTCTTTCAGGAGCTTATCTGAATAAAAATAAGTATCTGGACAAATTTATTCGTAACGCTAGTGAAAGATCAGACAAAATTGATTATGATGAAGTTTGGTCATCAATTATTGCAAATGATGGCTCTGTGCAGCACCTCGATTGGATGGATGAACACACAAAAGAAGTGTTTAAAACCTCTATGGAAATCGACCAACGTTGGCTAGTTGAACATGCGGCAGACCGTCAACAATATATCGACCAAGCACAGAGTTTGAATCTATTCTTTAGGCCTGATGTAAATGTGAAATATCTTCATGCTTGCCATTTTCTTGCTTGGAAAAAAGGATTAAAAACGTTATACTATTGTCGCAGTGAAAAATTAGCTAAAGCAGATAAAGTGTCTAAGAAGATAGAAAGGCAAGTAATTAGTGAATTAAATTTACAAGAAATTGCACAGGGTAATGAATGCCTTGCATGTGAGGGTTAATATGAAAAAAATACTAAGATTTACAGCATCATGGTGTCAACCATGTAAAGCACTTGCAAAAAATTTAGAAGAAGCAAAGTTGGATATACCCATTGAAGTTGTTGACATTGATGTGTTTGAAGATGTAGCTATCGAACATGGCATTCGTTCTGTTCCAACTTTAATAATGAAAAATGGTATTACAGAAAAACGATTAGTTGGTGTTCATACACCACAACAAATAAGAGAGTGGGCGAATGATTAAAAAAACAAAAACAAATCTTACTGAAGAAAGAAGTTACTTCAAGCCATTTAATTATCCTTGGGCTTATGATGCATGGCTCAAACATGAACAAAGTCACTGGCTACACACAGAAGTACCCATGATTGAAGATGTTAAAGATTGGAAAAATAGGCTTACAAATGAAGAGAAACAATTTCTCACACATATTTTCCGATTTTTTACTCAAGGAGATATCGACGTTGCTGGTGGTTACGTCCGTAATTACCTTCCTTATTTTCCTCAGCCTGAAGTACGCATGATGTTATCTGGCTTCGCCGCGCGCGAGGCTCTTCATATTGCAGCATATAGCCATTTAATTGAAACGCTGGGTCTACCTGAAGTTACCTATAATCAGTTTCTTGAATATGATGCAATGAAGGAAAAACATGAGTACCTATTAGAACACTCAAATGGATGCGGAGATGCTCTTGCAATTGCAAAAAATGTAGCACTGTTTAGTGCATTCACTGAGGGTATGCAATTGTTTAGTTCATTTATCATGTTGCTGAATTTTCCAAGACACGGTAAGATGAAGGGCATGGGACAGATTGTGACATGGAGTATTGTCGATGAAACCATTCATGCAGAATCAATGATTAAACTGTTTAGAGCATATGTCGAAGAAAATAGAGAAATCTGGAACGATGACCTCAAAGGTCAAATCTATACTATTGCAACAAGAATGGTTGCACTCGAAGATCATTTTATTGATTTGGCATTCAGCATGGGCGGTATGCCTGATTTATCTGCTGATGATGTTAAGTCCTATATTCGTTATATTACTGATCGTCGCCTTATTAGTCTTGGTCTCAAGGGCATAATGAAAGTCAAAAAGAACCCTCTCCCTTGGGTTGAAGAAATGATTAATGCTCCCACCCACACTAACTTCTTTGAGAATCGTGCTACTGACTATGCACGAGGTGCATTAAGTGGTTCATGGGACGAGGTTTGGGGTAAAGCTGCATAATGTGGAGGCTGTGGGCCAAAGCATTAGGTGAAAAAGCAAGTTCTAATGATTGTGAAGCAGACAAAGTAGCAATCATTAGAACTCTAATTGTTTTGTTTTACATAATTACAAATGCAGTTATCATCGCAGGTGTAATTAGACATTGGTAAAGGAATTATTATGAAAAATATTTTGTTTTTGATAGTATTAATACTTGTGATTGTTATATCTCCATTAGTAACCATCTGGTCTCTGAATGAACTATTTTCCCTTGGTATAGCATATACACTCACAACATGGGCTGCGGTTATTTGGTTGTGCTCGATCACCTTTGGTAACATTGTATACACAATTAGGAATAAAAAATGATTTATAAACTATCGCCACAATATAAAAAATCTTTATATGATGTTGAGAATTGGTTCAAGGATGATAATGGTAAGAAAATGTGGATTGAGCGTGAATATGGTTGGCGCTGGGGTCATTGCACGTTTGAATCAGAAGAGAAGCCGGATATCGATTTGAAAAATGAATATGGATTCAACTTGGAAGATGTCGAAGTGATTGATTATGAATCTGATGATGGTTGTTGGAGTGATGTTCGTTACTCCGATAACGTAGATGATGAATATCGAGAAAAATTAGATGAAATGGATCATGATGAACTAGAAGAAAATGGATGGAGATTGAATCACGTGGATACATACTTCATAGGACCATTAGAATTGGAAGATGAAAATGGTAATATGTGGAAAGGAGAAGAATAAAGGATAATAAATGACAGAAAAAATAATAACAGCAGACTGTACAGAATGTGAATCAAATTTTCAAATAATTTACGAAGAAGAAGTAGTATCTGAACCCATTCCTTGTTTTTGCCCGTTTTGCGGTGAAAAGATTGAAGACATCCAAGAAGAATATATAGATGAAGATGACTTGGATGAGGATGAATACGGAGAATGGCGCTAAATTGGATTTATAAAGATACTGATTTTTCTGAAACTGAAATACTAGATAATTACGGTTTCGTTTATCAAATTACAAATTTACAGACCGGTAAAAAATACATCGGTAAAAAGTTCTTTTACTCTCAAAAGACCAAAGTTGTAAAAGGTAAAAAGAAGAAACATAAAATAGAATCAAATTGGAAAACATATTACGGTTCAAATTCTGAACTTGAAAGTGATGTTAAAACTTTAGGGCAGGATGTTTTTAAAAGAGAAATATTATATCTCTGTAAAACAAAAGGTGAATGTGGTTATCTAGAGGCGAGAGAACAATTTGAAAAGAAAGTTTTAGAATCCGACGAATACTATAATAGTTGGATAATGGTGAGAGTAAGAAAAAATCATATAAAGAGTCTTATTAAATGAATATTAAAGAATATGATGGTCTAACGTTTTATCGTGAAGATTTGGAAACGGTAAATATAGCAGGCTTTAAAATGGAAGACCCAGGAACTAAAAAAGAAGGCTCGCCAATGGGTGAACTTTATGATATCATTATTTTTAACGATGTGCTAGAAAACCCATCAATGCCGGAAAGATTTGAAGCTATATTAAGTTCACCAATGGATTATGTCAAAAGGATGGTAAATGATGGTTTTTTAGGTGTCATTGTGAAATCGAGTTCAACATCGGATAAATTTATGGAAGAAGCATTCGAAACAGCAGAAGAGTATGTCCGTGATTGGATGAAACAACATGAAGGAAAACATAATGATTGATAAATATGAATTGAAAGAAGTTCTACAAAATTCGGTTGTTACAGTAATTTTTACAAAGGTTGACGGAACAGAAAGGAAAATGAACTGTACTTTACTGCCTGAGTACATTCCACAAGTTGTTGCAGAAAAACAACAACTTTTGACAGAAAGCTTGCCAAAAGCAGAAAACCCAAATACCATAGCAGTATGGGACATTGAGAGTAATGGCTGGCGTTCTTTCCGACTTGACTCTATTAAATCAGTAACAAAAAATGAGACTCACATCCGTTAAAGATTATGAAAAGGTTCTTTCAGGTGGCGAACCCACTTGGAAAAATGGCGAATCGTCTATCACTAAAGCTCTGAACTGGTACAATTATCATTCAGATTTAAAAGAAAGCAAAAAATACACAATTCAATATCTAAAAGAGACAAGGTCTTCCAAAGAAGATATTGAATTGCTGGAAAAAATCCCTGAAGAAAAATTCAATAATCTAGGTTTCGTTTGTCGTATTAAACTCCGTGGTGGACCACTTACGGAAAATAATATTTCTTGGATTTCTTCGAAGATTGAAGAACTAAAAAAAGAAACACAAAAAGCCGTAAAACCTAAAAATGACAACAAAATCGTCATTTCAATTCAAGATCGAATTGCAGAAAAATCGAAAGAGTTGATTGGTGAAATTGAAAGTGCTATTGATGACTGCTTTCTGGTTAAGGATTTCGATGCAATCGATCCTTACGAATTGATGCAAAGTCTTTCTATCAAAGGTGTGCATGCAAACCATATTATTTCATTCTTCAATAAACGTGTTTCGGAACTACGAAACGTCTTAAATAGCAAAGATCCGCAAATCGTCGAGGGTTATTCCAATTTCACAAAAAAAGAATTAAAAGGATATCTCTCATATATCGAAAGGATCATTTCTGATGCCG